GCTTTAGACAACCCTTTCTTAATGCCTAGGCTTCTAGCACAATAACTATCACCCTTAGAAGTCCCTGCTTTTACGCGAGAACCTCCACCTTTGGCCTTACCTGCCTGCCCATAGCTAACTTTCTTACCGTCAGCAGTTATCTTAACCTTTGCTTTTCCCTTTGACGGTTTTCTTGTTGGCATTCTTAACTTCCTCTTCTAGTGCTGCTAGTTTCTTAAACAGTTCCTCAAACTTAGAGTTAACCTGATCTACTACGTGTTCTAGTTCTCTTGAGCTTATCATTGTAAAGGCAATCCTTGTGGTGGTGCTTGTTCAGCTTGTTGCTGTGGCGCAGGCTTACCTTCCTTGACTGCTACTTCACGCTCCTTCAATAATTGTTCAGAGATTTTAAGACGCTTCTCAAACTCTTTATCGTCTTGATCTCCTGCTTGTAGTCCAGTAGTGACTGCTTTGATACGGGCAATCTCTGTTTCCTGTGGTATAGCCTGTGCTTCCACTTGCATCTTCTGCGATCTTGCAGCGGACTCTTGTGCCTGACCGTTAAGTGCCGCAGACTGAGCAGCTTTAAACGCCATCTCTGCTTGTTGAGCAGCTTGTACAGCCTGCTGTTGCGCTTGTTCAGCTTCAGGGTTGGGTGTGTTAGCTTGCTCCAGTGTAGCGATAAGCTCTTCACGGTTAGACAGGTTCATGTTGTCAATGATGGACATCACTAGCTTGGGATACATAGGCGTGTCTGGAGACATCGTTTGTAGAAGCTGTACTAGCTGTGTTACTTCGTACTCACGCGCAATAATACCTAGTGAGCTAGAGGTATGGAACTTGTAGTCCGCTACTGGGTACATCTCAGGCTCAAACTGCATGTAGCGCCAAGCTGACTTAGTAACAAACGGGATAAGGAATGACTCTTGGAAGTTAATCAAGGTACGCTTGTGGCGCTTGATGATAGCACCTAGCGACATAGAGACACCTGCGGCAGTAGCGTCACCGTTGACTGACCCTGCAATACCTGCTGAGTCTATAGCGCCTGTGGCAGTCTGTACCATCGTCTGTAGCGCCTGTGCTTGAGCAAAGGTAATCTGACTAACTTGACCAAAGTTAAAGGGCTGTAGGATTTCAGAAGGGTTGCCGTTGGTTAGGATGGTTTTTCCCGGCTGTATAGTGGGTTTAGCACCCCTAGGCATACGTGAAGCGTCCATAGCCATCATAGGGTGTATGGTAAGGGCAAGAGCGTCTATCCTAGCGCGTAGTTCTGCGTCTAACGCCTTCTGAGAGTTATAACCTTTCTCACATACTCCTCTGCCCCAGAAGCGGCTAGGAACAACATCCCAAGGGAAATAGACTATAGGACGATCCTGCATCATGTAGGGGTTTGCTGCTGCTTTAAGGAGCGTACCACCGTTACCAATAACAACAATAGCCTCTACGTAGTAGCTGTCATCGTCTTCCTGTTCTTCAGCAAACTCAACAACCTCTTCGTCTTCAGCTTCTTCCTCTGCCATAGCCTTCTTTAGCAAGTGGCGTGGCACAAGGCCGTAGTACTTAGTCAGTCTAATCTTATCATCGTCATAGCGCGACAGGTCTTGATCTGGCTCTATGTCAAAGTCTGGAGATGCTACGCTAATGTCTACATCACGGTATACACCACTCTCCTGTAGTTGCTCTACGGAGTGTGAAGGTACAAACTCATCGACAGCACAGCCCAAAGCTGACTCAATGTCAGTGGCTACAGGGTCGATAAGGAAGTTCTGAGGCATCACAGGACGTAGTTTGACACAGGTACGGTCAATAATGTTGACACCAACAGCCTGCATCTCTCCACCCATGACAGGCTGAGTGGCGGGTTGCATCTCTTTTTCTTCCTCAAGGACTATCTCAGCAATGCCTGTACCGAATACAGCAGCGTTGATTAGACACTCAGCCACACCTTTGCGTACCTTGTTCTTCTTAAAGTCTTCGTCAAGGTGCTGACGCAACATAGCAATGTCTTCAGGATTCTGGTCATGGATGTCATCTTTAATATCAAAGAACTTACCACGACCAAAGGTAGCCTCTTCCAACTCAGCGACAGATGACTCAACAGCCTGCTGTAGTGCAGGGGAGATGATCTGTGAACGCTCAGTTGTGCGTGTCCTGTCTTCAGCAGACCACTGACCACGCCAGAGTCTGTAGTATTCCTCAAACTTCTCAGAGTAGTTGGCTTCGTAGTGATCCCTCCACCCATCGCACTTCTGTATAACCCAGTCTTCTAGGTGCTGTTCTTGTGCAAAGTTTTCTTTATCTTCAATCATAGTTAGTAGCCTGCGTATTTGTCGAGGAATTCGTAGTCTTCTTCTTCATAGTCAAAAGCGTAGCTAACCTTTGCAAGTTGGTCTATGTACGCCAAAGCATCTATCAAGTCATCGTGGACTAACGGGTTAGGGAACTGGAACAACTCATCGAGGAACTCTGTATTCCACTTGCCCTTGTTTAATGTGATGTTACCATGCTCAAAGCGACCCTGCAATGCCCACACAACACGATCTACCTTCTTCTTGTTGCCGTGGGTAAGCTCTTCTACACGGAAGAATCGTTGGTTCTTCTTCATCTGATCGTTGAGGTAAGGCGCTACAGCGTTCTTTAAGGCTCCTTTTTCAATACCAACTGCGAGTGGTTGGTAGTCTCTGACTGCTTCAAAAATGCGTCTTGCGGTCTCTTCGACTCCCCAACGGCCATGTATGATATTAGCAACCCACCACCCGTCCACACCCGCTTTAACCACAGCAATTGCCGTTTGGTCAAGTCTTTTGGTTTTAGTCGTGACTTTTTGTACATCTGCAAATCCTGCCAAATCGACAGCAATGTAAAAATCACCATCTGTGGGTTCTTCCTCACTAAAAGTAACATCGTCTTCTTTAAACAGTTCACTGCCATGTGCCTCAAAGGAAGCCATGAACTCCTGACGGAAGCTAAAGGCTGACATTGATTTCTCAGCAGCCCGTATCTCTTCTGGGTCTAGCAGTGGGTTATCAAAACTTGTGAAGTGATAACCTTTCCAATCATCATCATCGGATACACTAGCGTATGTAAACAAGTCATAGAAGTGATTACGTCCCATTGGCGTACCAATGAACATAGACTCACCCTTCTGATCCGCAAGAGCAGGTCTTAGGATTTGCTCCCACACCTCTGGCTTCATGTCGGCATACTCATCCATCACCAAGTACTTTAGACTGACACCACGCATAGTCTCAGGTCTATCTGCACCCTTGAGGGTTAACAGCGCACCATTGATGAACTTGATCTGTAGGTTGTTAACGTGGCTAGAGGCTATGACACCGTTGCCTAGCTCAAGTAACATCTGCCACATAATGTCCCTAGCCTGCCCCTGTGTAGGTGCAACGTAGAACACTTGGCCCTTCTTGCTTGACAAGCAGTTTAGTATCAGTGACCACGCGGCTAGTCTACTTTTGCCTGTACGTCTGCCTGCGGCTATGACCTTAAAGCGTGTAGTGTCTTCGTAGACTTCTTGTTGCCATGGGAGTAGCTCAACCTTTAGATCAGTCAAGCTAATAGCACCACATTACAGGAGCTTCATTACCGTCAAGGTTGCGGATGTCAACATGCACAAAACCGTTAGCAACTCCAATTCCCGTAAAGCCCATTTTAATGGCCTCTTCAACAATTGTGTACCGCTGTGTTCCGTTACTAACTTTAATATCCGCTGCGATTCCTTGGGCATGGGTTCCTGCTTTCTCCTTCTTACGTTCGATTGGGTGGTCTTCTGAGCGATAACCACTGGTAATAACGAAGGGGAACTGACACCTAGCTCTTAACAAATCTAACTTCAATAGTAAATCATCACTGATCTCATTCTCACCTGTGTACTGACAGGCAAACTCTTCTCTAGTGAAGTAATCTAAATCTCTGTTAATGTTATGCATCTGTGTACTCCCCTTCAATGGGTTCTCCCGCACCACCACCAGAAATGACAGTAGTCTCGCCACCAACTCCAGTAATGGATATATTGATGGCACTCTTACCTCCAGAGTCTCTGTCTTTCTCAAAGTAGCTGACGGGTAGTAATCTATCCATACAAAGCTTCCAAGCCGCTGCTTGGTTCTTATGATCATCGTCCAAGGCTGCTGACAATATACTATCCAACACCTTCCTACTCTTAGGAGATGCTAGCATTCTAGCCTTGTAATCATTAATGATAGCCGCATCACCCTTGGGTCTGCCTAGGGCCTTGCGGCTACCCTTGGATTTTGACACAACTGTTGACTTCTTTGGTCTACCTTTCTTTCTTGCTATAGGCTTATCTATTTCATCAGTACTGCTCAAAGCATACCCCTTAGTTATCTTATGTATACTTAAGTATGCTTTAGGAGATACTTTAATTATTTCTTTAATAATATCTTTAAAGCTTTACCGTAGTACCTATAAGGCGATTGGTTATCTTTATGTCTTTACTATACTATATATTATATCATATATCAAAGTAAAAGTCAAGAACTATTTACTAATGAGCCTAAATAAACTTAGCTAACTTGTGTCATTCTTGTGTCAATACTTATGTCCTTTAGTACATCTATGTATACATAAGGGGCGAGGCTAAGGAAACCTATGTAAATCAATGTGTTACAGGTATACACAGGGATACTGTTGTTAATCCTATTTTCCCTCTTTTTTGTATGCCAGAGGGTACTGATAACACGTGAGCAAACTTTTGGCCCCCCCCGTGTACCTTTTTATCCACAGGTTTTGCACATGTTACCCACATGATAGCCACAGGATACACACAGCCTATACATAAAGCATACATAAGGCATACACAAGTTATCCAC